GTCCTTTAGAACCCGCCGGAAAAAACACCGGAGGGGACGAGACCACCCCAGCCAGGGGCGCCGGAAGGCCAGCCAGAAGAGGCGAAGCCAACCGAAAGAGAAACACACGGAGAACCGCGAAGGGACACAACCAGAGAAGGGGGAGAACCCCGACGCCGGACAAGCCGAACGACAGGAGGAGCCGAAGAGGCACCACCAGCAACGCGCAGCAACCACCGCGAGAACGCGGGGCGAAGCAAAGGACCGGGCGAGAGCCCGAGCCAGCGCGAAGCGCCGAGGAGCCACGACGCCGACGAAGCGGCCCAAATACCACGCAAAGCGAACTCAAGAGAGTTAGCATACGAGGCACGGGAAGCAGAGAAGGCGTAGTAGACATCCTCAGAGTCGATCGTCCGTTGTTTCGGTACATTTACCAAAAAACGGAACCTCCAATCACTAACCGCAGCAGGACCGTTGGGACTTAAGGAACCCGAGACCCGCGCTGCAGAAGTGAGAGAAGGCAGATCAGCCAATCGCTTAACCCGTAAGGGATACGCAGTATAAGGCAGATCAAGGAGGGTAATCCAATCATCACTATAAATGTGATGAAAGTCACAAGTAATACCAGAAGAGTCCGGATAAGACGACGGAACGAAGTTAACCCACTGCTTCCCACCAGTTTTCTGGTGAAAAGGAGAAAAGAGGTAACTGAACGCTTCGATCGTATGAACCCAGTCATCTGGTAGCCCGTGATTAAGAAGTTTATCCCTCAAGGTGTTATGGAATGAACAAAGCCATGACACAAAACCCTTCTTTCCGAGTGTTTCAGGCCTGTCTGGTGAGACGGGCCTAACATCGCACCCATGGAAGTAATCACCCCCACAGGACTCTCTAAAGTTTCCGGTTGAAAATGACTTGTCTTGGTTAACAAGCAAGCCAACTAGTTCGAGCACCCTAACGACGGTAGGGTAGTAACGTGCAGGGAAAACAATATCATCCCCGTACGCACTAACCTTGCCATCAGGGCAACAAGCCCGAACGATGGAAAAGTAGAGTAATGTCTGCAGTGGAAACGTGTAAGCATTGCCCATCGTAGCTATGCACTGTAAAGGAATTACAGTACTAGTCTCTCCGATAACAACGCTCACAGCCTCACTACGAGACGCCATCAATCCGGCCAGGAGACCGGGAGCGAAATCCAATTGACGTTGCACAAGGGCAACGCTGTTGCTATCACTTGCTTTGCGCAAGTCTAGTGTACATAACAAACCGTCTATAGAACCACGTCGTGCTAGTTCACGGTGTGTGAACTGGCCGGTTTCTAAGTTAATACCTAGATTCCTAAGGCACGTGGTCATATGGCGGGCAATGGACTGCTGCACTAACATGTGCAAAGACGGCTCGGTCGCGATAAACCGAACTTCGTTCCATTTCTTTGGAACGAACTGGCCGTTGCTCACTGAGACCGCATCGAACGAAATGCCAGAAGTTTTTATGATCTGACAAAGCACCGGGTCGCTGCTAAGCGCCGCAGATACAAAATCGATGCAATCATAGGACCCAGAAAGTGGTCCCTCTATGAATTTTCGGTACAGAGTAGTATCACTACCACCTATACCAATAGAGGCACCGGGTCCCATTCGAAGCCCGTCTAATAGATCTTGGTCAGAAAAATCACCAAGACCTGACCGGAAGAGAATTAATTTAGCTGTATTCAAGACGACTTTTACGTCGTCTGGAAGAGAGTCTAAGTAATCACTCGAGTTAAAGACCTCGAGCCGGCTCTGGTTGTCGCGAAATTCTTGTAAAGCAATTTCTTGCAAAGAAGTTTGATCGCTACCAGAAAGATAGAATCGACGGGAAAACGCGCGCAACTGCCGCCGGACAAATAAACCGGTGGCAGAGCCCTCGTACTCTGTGAGGGACACGCGCTCGAGACCACACAACACAGAGAAAGCATCTTGGGGCGAAACCGCCTCAAGAATCTTCCAACATGCTATATAATCTAGACTCTTCGAGTCAAGGAGACTAAGGGTATCTCGACAGAATCCTTTCAAGATACTTAGCCAACTATCGTCAACCCACTGTTCAATTGGGTTCACAGTATAGCTGGTTGATGTAAAAGAGCTATGGATCGCTTTTTTACTACGTTTCACACTATGAGAAACACGCTTCATTTTTTGTCACCGTTTGGTATACAGAAATGGGCCTTCACTTCTATGCGAGTGAAAGATTATCAAACACACCTATAGTGTCAGCATCAAGAACAAAAGCTGCGGCATAATTGCGCAGATTCTGTCTCCTGTCAGCGTCGGCATCTGGGTAGTAAGTGATCTCTACAAGCACAGTCTCGATCTTCAAAACGCTCGCCGATCCGATCGTAACGATACGGGGACAGTAAGCTTTAATCGAAGGACGCGCCATTGTGTAAGATCCGTCAGCCATCAATTTTGGCTGAAGGGCTTTAGCAATAATCGTGTCACGAGTAGTGATAGCATCGGCATAACAGGCGAGTTCTACACCGCCTGAGAGCTGTTTGCCAGTAGGAGCGAAGGTTTTCGACGTACCACCAGTTGGTGCAGCGTACGAAGCAGTTCCCACAAGGAGAGCGGCAGTTTGTAACGACATAAAGTTACCTCAGTGTTATTAAGTTTGAGAATCACCACGCGGGAAAAGCTTAGTAATTAAGTTCTCGCAGGAGTTTAGCACGGCATCAAGGTCTTCGATAGAGGTTACATTACGAGCAACGCTAAGTAACTCCGTTGCGTCAATATTATGACGTGAAAACGAAGTAAGCATTGCCTTATAACGTAAAGCGACCATCAAATATTCAATACCGGGACTGCCAGCCTGAAGATGTTCAATTTCTTCAACTTTCTTAAACATGATAACCTCCACTGCTAAGGTCTAGGTAGCCTTCCGGCGACCAAAAAGAGCCCGTTAGCAATGTGCTGGGCCTGGCCAAGTAATCCCGATGCGTCAAACACGTCGGGGCGAAGTGACCAGTGCGGTTGTGGTAGAGAGCTAGAACGAAGTTTCCTTTTTTGGAAGCCGTTGCAAGCGTCAGGCGATGTAGGTGGGTATGACCCACTATCTCGGTTCTGAACGTTCCAACGGTAATCGGTTTCTAGCGTGTAGCCTGACGCCATTATATTGGAGCCAGGTGGTACTGGGTTTAGCGTAGCTATCATGGCACCAGTATTGGTAAACCAATCCAATACGAAGCTATATGCTGTCATATTGTACAGCTGGCTAATCAAGTCGCTAAGCCTTATACCAAATGCCCGATCGAAACAGGCGAACCCATCTTTACGGAGCATTTCGTATATGATGTACGCACGTAATGTGTAATTCGCATCACAGCGAATATCCACATAATGCGTGCCACCAGCACTACCAAAGGTAGCAACATTTTGAGTCGTTGAAAGACTCCAGCTTGCGACACCGCGAGCAGTCTCCCGCTTTGGAAATTTGTTAAAAGTGGAGTTAGCTATGGCAGAGGCGATATTCTTCGTCTCCCCGACCAGTGGCATGGCTCCATACAGATATCCATTGTAGAAGTTGGCAACGTTTGCGGCCTTTTGAGCACCGCTTAAGCAGCCTATTGCAGAAGCTAAAACGGATTTACCCAGATTTAGCGTTTCGCGGATTTCCTTGAGGAAGACAAGGGACTGCCATGTAGCAGCATTGAGATTTTCCCATGCTGCCGACGAAGCAGAATTTAATCCCCTGTCAATAAACGTGCCCTCATCAGGCATCGTTAAAGGAGCATCCCAGCGAAAAGCACAATTTGTGTATTTATCTGTCGGCTTGCCGTCTGCACCATAAAAGATGCGGTCATACGGACCAGAAGATACTACAGTCTTAGTGCTAGTCATTGGATTGTTAATCACTTCCCCGCGAGCTATACGCTCCGAGAAATTGTCTACGACCACATCCGACATTTCCTTATAGGCATAACGAAGAGGCCAAGTCGCACCAATTCCTTGGTAAGACCAGGCGTTGTTAACCCAACGGTAATGTAGGACGGACACGAAATCTTCGTGCCCTCCTTCCGAACGCGTGCGCGTGTAAGACATGTGAAACTCCTATCAAGGAAGATGGAGAGCCCCCCAGTG